GGTACAATTAATTCATCCGCTGGTACAAACTTCGATACCACTCTTCCAAGTGGTACGTCGTAGTAAACTTTTTTAAATGTAGATCCAGCTAATGGTAAATGAAATAACATAGAATCAAATTCAGATTCGTATTCTTTCATTGTGTCCATAATTAAATAATTCATATAATCTTTAACACGTTGTGCTTGTTGTTCTGTTGCTGGGTTTTTAATTCCTATAACCTGTGTTCTAACAGGACCATCACTTGGTAATAATTCTTTGTAAGCTTGAGCTTGAAATTGTGTTACTGCTTCTGCTAAAACTGGGTGTGTTGCACCACTGGCTCCTTGGAAAGGTTCAGTTCTGTTTTCATATTTAAAACCTAAAAGATCTAGTCCAGTTGTATATGCACTCTCCCATTCTTTTCTAGAAGATTTGTAATCCATATAGTTTTGAACCATTTCGTTTCCAATAGGTTCAACACTTTCTTCTGGTAAAATATCTGCTAAATTATCAAAATGACTTTGTGTTCCCGATACATTAATTGCATTTGGATCAAAGTCTAATGTAACTCCACCGTCTTCTTCTGGGATAACCTCTACAGGTCCTTTTTGATCTTCTGTTTCTTCCTGAACACTAATTTCTTTTGCCATCTCTTCATCTGAAGGGAGGTCAATTTTAGTTCTAGTGTTAGGGAGTCCTTTATCTATATCTGCCATTTATTACTCCTATATCTTCTTAACACGATTAAATAGACCTTGCAACCCTTGTGAATCAGGGTTCATAGATCTTGTCATTGCACCTTCTGGATCACCGCCAGATAACCCTGCTATACCGCCGCCTGCAAACTGATTACCTCTATAATACTCTTGCACAGCTGGCATATAGTTTATAGCTTTATCTCTATCTTCTGCATAAGTTGTATCACTAAAAAACCCTGAAGGAAATGTTGTATCCATAAAATTTCCAAAAGCAACAGTTGATGGTTTTGTCATTTGCATTGCTTTTCTTTTTGCGTCTGCATCAGACATTAGAGCTGGCACCATGGGATCAATAGCTTTATCTAATCTATCTTCTGTTTGTGTTCTTGCTAGATCTTGAATTAATGCTTTGTTTTTATCTGCTTGATTGTAGAAATTTTCTGCTTGTTGTTGTTTTATTTTTTGAAATCTTTGTTCAGGTATTCTACCTTTACCTTTTTGGTTTACAGCAATATTATAAAGTCTGTTTTCTTCGTTAAATTCTCCAAACGTATTATTCATTTCATCTATTGCATTTTCATAAGCAGATATTTTACCTATTTGATTTGCATCTACTCCAGCGTCTGCATAACCTTGGTATCTTAATTTTTTATTATCTATTTGAGTTTTATCTCCTAGTGCATAATTAAATAAACTACTTCCCACTGCTTCTTTAAATGATTTACCTGTTGCTAACATATCATAACCAACTAACCCTGCTTCTGCAGCCACAGTAAAACCAACCGCCGCTGGACCTAATATATTTCTTAATGCAAACATACTACCCATTCCTCTACCAGCTTGTAATATTTTTTTTGCTAACTCTCCTTCAGTTTTATCAAAGCCATTTGTTAAACCTAAATTTAATTTTTTTTGTCCTGCTTTTGCACATTTAGTTAATGTTGCACCACCATTGCTCATTAAAATTCTACCGCCTGCTGGTTTACCACAACCTAGTTTTTCTAATTGAGAAACAATTTTTTTTTGTTCTTTTTTAAAAAGATTTAATTGATCTTTAGAATAATCATATTTTCCAGTTCCTTCATTTAAATTTTTCATTTTAAAAATGTTTTTCATTTCTCTAGCAGCCAAAGTTGATTGATCATATCGTCCAACTTGTGAAAAGTCTGGTTTAGAAAATTTAAAAGTTACTTTTTCTTTAAACTCAGGTGTAAAATCTTTTAAATAATTATTTGTTCGAGCATTAAAATCTTTATAAAGATTTTTTATTTGTTGACTTATTATTTTTTTATTGTCTCCTGTTGCCGTATTGTATTTTTCTACTAAAGCAAGTAAAGGTTGATCAAATGTTTTTAATTTTAATTGATTAAATGTTGTTGTAGTATATTTTCCTCTTAGTAATAAATCTTTAGGCAAATCTTTATATCGTTTTCCAAACTCTTTTGCTAAAACATGGTCAAAAGTAGTATTTCCAAATACTTTTTTAAATTTACCTTCTCCTAAATAACTATCCATTTGTTTAACAAAATTATTTGCATCATCAAATCCACTAGAAACTCTATCCCATCCTTTCATAACTTTATCAGCATCTGCTTTACTTAAATTAAAAGATTTACGTCCTGAATCAAATCTCAAACTTTTAATAATATTATTAGTATGCATTATTGGATTACGAATTTCTTGAAAATTAAAAACTTGTTCGTCATCAATTATACCATTTCTTCGTAAAGTTTTATTTATAGCTCCTGACCCAAGTCCATTTTTAATAAAACCAAAATCTTTAAGAACTAGATATTCTTTTTTATTTAACGTTTTAAAAGCGTCATCAACACCTAAAATCCTAGACTCTTTTTTAAGAATAGAATGATCTTTTTTAATATTTTGAAAAGCATTTTTTAAATTAGTAGAAACTTTTGGATTATTTTGAATCATAGAAAGTTTAAAAAGATTTGATTCATTGCCACTTTTATAGTTAAACGAGCTTAAAGGTCTTGAAGATGTTCTTCCTTTTGGAATTGTTTGTGTCCCTATAATATTGTATTTTTCTCCTTCCAACATATTTAAACCTATAACCATATTTCCATCTCTTGGGGCTGGTATAACACCTTTAAAAATAGCAGAGTTTTTTAAATTTTTTATTTTAAATTTAGTTAAAAAATCTTTTACCATTTTATCTGGAGAAGAATAATTTTTACCATTATCTGCAACCCATTTTAATTGCTTGCCTTTATCTGTGTTAAAAAAATTTTTCTTGTCTTCTATTAGACGTTTGTCGACAGCTAGTTGAGCTCGGTCTTTTGTAGACATAGGTTTAACAAATTTATCATCATTTTTTATAAGATTTTGATTTATACGGAAAAGTTTGTTTGTTCTGTCTTGTGTTATAGGCATGTCTAAAATATTTTCATAAGTGGTTTTATAAAAATATTTGGCAGCTTTATTTCGTTCTTTTGTTTTAACTCCAGAATACCCTGGCCTTGATCCATCGTCATTGGGTTGTACTAACTGACCATCTGCAAACATAGGTCGTTCTTGGACCATGGCGCTTGGACCATCATCATCGTAGATGGCACTTAGGTCTTGTATTCTTTTAAAGAGATCCATTACTCACCCAACATTCTAGCGATACCGCCTGATGCTTTTGGTACAGGTATATCATCTACTTCTCTTAGTATATCATCTATTTCAATTCCATCTGAATAATAAGGATCATTAAATGTATCTCCTTCAATTCTCATGTTAGCTTCTGTAACTTCTTCATACTCATCTGGAGTTTTCATTGCTTTACCATCTTTACCTTTAACAACTTCACCTTTTCTAAATTCCATAATTTCTACATCAGTGATCATTTCATCACCTTCTTTATTAACCTTTTTAATAATAGTATCTCCAGATGTTACATCTTCTTCTAATATATAATCTGATTTACCGTCTTTAGATTTTAAAGATTTAGCTATTGTTCTATCATTGGTAGGAGTTGTATCACTACCAAGTTTTTTAATTTTCTCTGCAAGCTTAAAGAAATATGGAGGAGGTGTAGTTGTTGATTGTTGCACAACTTCTTTTGCAACTTGTTTAGCTGGTTCTTTACCAGCTAATTTTAGTAAACCTGTTTTAGCTGCAGCGATACCACCACCTAGTCCTGCCAGCATTTTTAAAAATTCTCTACGGCCCATGCCACCACCTACAAAGTTTGCTCTTGCTATTCCACCTGTTGCATAACTAGCACCAGAAGGAACTAAAAGAGGTATTATTTCATCTTTAGTTAAATCACCTTTACTACTAGAATATATATAATCTTTTAAACCATATTTTCCGTAAGAACCAGCAGGAATTTGAACCGTAGTTCCATCTAATAATTTAATTACAGAACCACCATTATTAAAACCAGCACGTCCACCTGTTGCATAACCTTTTTCTTTTACATAAGCATCAAACTCTTCACGTGTCATAGGTTCAGCATCTTTTGCACCTATTCCAAAAACTCCTGACGAACCTTTATCATCAAAAGGTTTAACATTTTCAAAAATAGTATTTTTCTCTATGTCGGTTAATTTACCTGTGTCATTCATTAAATTAGCCATCTTAGATGCTTTATCAATTTCTTTTGCTTGTTGGTCCGTAATTAAACCTAATGTTAAATCTTCTTCGTTAAATACTGGATTATTAATTTCTTGTTGTGCAATATCGTATACTCTTTTTAATTCAATAGCTTTTCTTGCATCCATTATTCCTAGTGATGGATTATATGCATACAAAGCAGTTCTACCTAAAAGTCTAGCAGAAGGACTATTGTATAAACGACTGTTTTTTATTTTATCTATTATAGTTTCTTTTGGTGGAAATATTTCAGAAGATCCTGCTTGTCGATTAGCTTCTATTCTCCTGTTAGTGTTGTCAGCATCTCTTTGACCTTCTGCTTGTTGTGCATCAACAGTTTTATTAGCTTTACTTACAGTATTGGTTCCATGAATTTTATCATAAGATTTTGAAAAAGAAGTTGTTGAAGCATCTGCTCCACCCCCTTGAAAAGCTACTCTTCCGCCCGTTGCAAAGTCTTCTGGATCTTCTGGTATATTTCTTTCAAAGATATGATCTTCAGTGTCTTGTAATATTTTTTTAGATTGTTGTGGTGTTAAATTTTTGTATTTACCTTTTCTAGCTATTACAGAGTTTGCTTCTTTCATAGCAGTGATCGGTTCCATAGATTTTATATTTTTAATAATACCATCTACATCTAAAGTAAGTCTTTTATTGGCTGCTTGAAACATTTCTCGGTCTTGAACTTTTTTACTTTTCTTCATGCCTCTGGCACCTTTACTAACTTGACCAGAGTCCATTAATTCTTTTACAGATTTACCACCCATGATACCTTGACTAGGGTCAATTTTTTTACCAGTCATATCTACAATATTATTTTGTTTTCCAAGTAATGCTTCTGTAATACCTCTACCCTCGGGACTGTCTCCAGCTATTACTCTTGGCTTATTTGCATTTTTAATTATATTTAAATATTTTAAAACATCTGCTTCCGATCGAATATAATCATCTAATTGTTGTAGAGGCAGTCCTGCGCTTTGCAAAATTGCTGCTATTGAACCTGCTTCGGCTTCGGCTTCCATTCTACTAGGTATACTTCTAATTCCAGAACCTTGATCCTTCATCAATGATTTTCTAGCTACCGATTGTATAATTTTTATTGCCGACATTAATAATATTTCCTTTTACGTTCCTGTTGTGGTTCATCCACATAGTCTTCAGGGTGTTGTAATAATCCTCCCTGTCTGAATCGCATGATTGCTTGAGTAGTCGAGTCAACTAAATCATCATGATCCCCATACGGAAACGCAGCGCACTCTTCCATGACGTCATCTGCGAATTTCTGCTCAGGACACCATATCATACCAGATTCAAATAAAGGTGCAACCGCATTTACACGTGAATGTTTATCGTTTCCACGTGACGGTGTGAAGTTCACAACTGGTATATCCATTTGCCTTAACTCATATGTAAGAGGTAAACCGGATGCTTTTGCTTCAACGATAACAGATTCAGGTTGCCAATACTTATACTGCTCTAACGCTAGTCTACGTAATTCAGGGAACTCATACCGTCCTTTTATTGCATCAAGCAACATTAAGTTAGGACCTGAGTCTTCGTCTGGGTAAAATATACCCCAAGTAGTAATAGCAGAATAGTCAGCTGTTTCTTTTTTAAGAAACGCTGTATCATAACTTTGTATAACATGGTGTAATTGTGGTATCCAATCATGTTCCCAGATACGCCACCACTCTCGTTTTAATATTGCACCTTCTTCAGCTGTCGGGTTTTGCATCCACTGCGCGTTCCATTTGCCCGTGGGCAGTGTTGCTTGGACCTTCTCTAATTCGTCTAGCTTCCAATACTCAGGCCAAACAGGTTTAGCTTCTTTTGTTCCGTGGTCCAAGATTGCTGGAAATTCGACCACGTGCCACTGATCAGCTTTAACTTCTTTTTGGTTTTGTAATAATTTTCCTGTAAGATCTTTGTTAGACCATCTTGTCATTACTAAAATAATTTTACCGCCTGGTTGTAAACGTTGACGAGGACCAGAAGTATACCACTCGTAAGCAGACTCCATTGCAGTCGGGGACATTGCGTCTTGCTCCGAGTGCGGGTCATCAATGATTAGAAGATCAGCACCCCGTCCGGTTATCGCACCGCCAACTCCAGCTGCAAAATACTCCCCACCTTGTGCTGTTTCCCACCTACCGGCGGCTTTGGAGTCTTCCTGTAAAGTTGTTTTAAAAATTTTAGAATAATCTTCAGAGTCAATTAAATTTTTAGCCTTACGACCAAACCTAACGGCGAGCTCTCCTGTGTGTGTTGCTTGAATAATTTTGAGTTTTGGATTACGGCCCACCATCCATGCTGGCAATAAGTATGATGCAAACTCTGACTTAGTGTGCCTTGGTGGCATGTTTACAATCAATCGGTTTATTTCACCGGTTGCAAGTTGATTAAATTTTTTTGCAATATGTCTATGGTGGGAGCCCTCAACAAAATCAGGCCACATACATTTTACAAAAGATAAAAAATCATCTTTAGCTTTATTTTGTATTTGTTTTTCTGCATGCATGACTTGCAGTTTTTTAAATGTCTTTCTGACGTCTGCAGGTAGCTTACTTATATCTACGTTATTCAAATTCATAAAATTTTTTAAAAAATTTTTTTATAATTTTTTTGCACCATAAAGTGTTGAATATGTTTTTACCACTATAAACTGTCTGAATCAAGCAATACAACCTAGAGTAGTGGGACCCCTTTTTGTGTAAAGGGTGCATGGGGTCGAAGCAATTAACTATATTGGTATTGGATAGGGATCCGCGAAGCGGATACGTGTGCGCCCTGGCCCGTTAGGGCCAGGGCAAGAAAGGTTATGCCCAGT